ACCGCCGTGGTGGAGGTGGGGTTGTAGCCGTAAGACAGGCCGAGGGCGTTCGTCGAAGAGGGGATGATGCCCTCGGGCCGCCCGTTGCCATCGCCGGTGAGGAAGAGGTTGTCCTCGTCGATGGCCGCGGCCACGGAGAACGAACGAATCAGGTGCTCCTGGACGTTGTAGGCCGCGTCCTCGAGCATGTTGCGCGAGATAAACGTCTCGGCCATCGCCGTGTGGATGGGGATAGACTCCATGCCATAGGTCAGGTTCGTGGCCGCCGTGCCCGCCGTCGGGGTCTCGTCTACCCAGGTGATGGTGACGTTGTTGGGGTACTGCGATCCACCGCCGGTCGAGACGGGCCGCTCGAACACGTCGCGCGAGGTCTGTTCCTTGTTGGCGCGCGGGCGAATCTGGGTCAGGCCCGGCATCCGCTCGATGATGCGCGCCTGGAAATCGGGCGGCACCACAAAACCACCAAGGGTATCCGACGCCTCGACCATCGTGCTCTTCAGCACCCGGAAGTCGTCCACGCCCTGCTTGAGCGCGGCCATGATCGACTCGGGCGTGAAGACCACTTCCTTCATCAGGCGCCGCTCGTCCACGGAAAGCGCCGCCTCACCGTGGCGGAGGTACTTGTTGAACGCCTGCCGGTGCGCCCAGTACAGCGACTCATAGTCCTTGCCGTGGAGGTCCACGAGCATCGACTTGATATAGTCCTTGGTCTCACCGAACTGCTGGATGTAGGCCGCCTTCACCACCGGGTCGGCCTTCGTCTCGGGCTCCGGCCTCTGCTCCGGCGTGAGGCCGGGCAGCACCGGGCGCATCGGCTCGGTCTTCTGCGTGGCCGCAAAGCCGTCAAACTCGCTCGCGAGCGCCAGGGCGTCCTTGACGCGCTTGGCCTCATCGCGGTACTGCGTTGCCTTTTCCAGGTCGCCCGCCTCGGCAGCGCTCTTGCCGTTGGCGATGGCGAGCGCCAGCTGTTCCTGAAGGTTTCCCATCGTTATCGCTCCATGCCTTCCAATTCAATTTTGAGAAGATCGCGCTGTATCGTTTCGAGTTCCGCGTCCCGTGCCCGCGCCTCCTCGGCGCCATCGCTCGGGGTCTCGGGAAACTCGACGCCGATGCTCTTGTAGGCGGCTTTGATCTCGCTCACGGGCCGCTCTATCATCCGGGGCTCGCACGGCGTGGGCGTCAGCGAGCCCTCGACAATCACCCAGCGCCGAATCTCGCCGGTGGGCGCCACCTTGCGCGCCGAGAAGAGGGTCTGGCTCGACTGCCCGAGCGCCTGCTTGCCAGCGAGCGCGAGCACCGCCGCGCGGTACTGCCCGGCCAGGTCTAGCTGTGCCTCGGTCCACAGGCCCACCTCGTCGGGCTGCATCACGTCGTAGGCGCCCACCACGTCGAGCCCCACCTTGGCGTCGCGGCCATGATGGTAGAGGAGGGGCACCTTGCCGACCGCCTTGAACACGCTCAGAAGCCCCTCCGTCTGTGGCGTGAACCACTCGCCGGAGAGGTCCTTGCGCTTGTCGTCGCCCCACAGCACTAGGTAGCCGCCGATGCGGTTCTTGCCGAGCGACTTGACCGCCGTGAGGTCGTTGAGCGCCTTCGGCACGTACTCCTGCTCGACCTGCTGCCACGCGTCGCGGTCGGCGATGGTCACCCCGTCGTCGTCGCGGGTGTAGGGCACGCGCCAGAAGCCGCTACCGCTGGGGCCGCCGTTGACGATGAGGTAGTCGGGGTAGACCTCCTCGACCCACATCTCGGCGGGCGTCTCGGCCAGTGCCGGGCGCTGTGGGCGGGCCGCATAGAACGCGTCGCGCACCTGGCGCAACTGGTCATCGAGACTCATGGCCTTGTCGCTCATCCGTGCCTCCTGAAACGCGAAAAACGCCGCTTCCCCCGGTGGTCGAGCCTGTTGGCCCACTCACCGAGAAAAGCGGCGTTCCGTTGGGACTGCCGTTATTGGGTTGTGCTAGCTCGCCCGATGCGCCTTACGTATCTCCGCCGTGCGCGGCTCAATCCCTAGTTTGCGCTCTAAGGCGTCTAGCGCCATCAAGAGCGCCTGCCGAATGGCAAGCAGGAAGTCGTGGTCACTCATCGTTTCAACCACCGCTGTATGATGGCCCGGAATATGCGCACCGCCTTGCCCCCGCGCTCGACCTCTTCCACCGCCTGCTTATCCGTCACCCACCCCGACGCCTTGTGCTGCGCCGTTTGCTGCGTGTGGCCTTGCACCCACGGCCCGTAGGTGGCCTTCGTGCCCACGACGGCGTTCGTAGTCCCTTCGGGGCGCACGGTCCATGATGGGCCGAGGCGCTGCGACCATGCGTCTGAGTTGCGCGTGTACTTGGCGGGCAAGTTTGCCTCACGACGCGAGGCGAACCACCACCGGCGCTGCTTCTCACTCGCCCAGATGACCGGGCTGTGCACACCCTTGGGCTCGACCGCCACGACGTTGCGCAGCTCCTCGCCCACGGCTTGCGCCCCCGCCTGCACCGGCTTGGTCCAGTCGGCGCCGAGTTTGCGCTTGAGTTCGTCCAGTCCCTCGACGCGGATGCGGTACTCCATCAGGCGTCCTCTGCCAGCGTCATCGTTGCCCAGCATCTGCAGTTGACGTGGGCTGGCGGTCCATCCGGGAACCTGTCGCGCCACACGCTCTCCGGCTTGCCGTTCAGCGGCACACAGATGGCAACGCACACAGCCTCATCGGCGCTCGTGCGCCACACACGCTCCATTTTCACGCCCGCCTCGGCGAGTGCTTGCTGGTAGAAGAGCGTCCCTTGTGCGTAGGCGCGCGTCGTCTCCGTGACGGCAATCATCTGCGCGCGTACCTCGCCAAAGTGCGGCGCGAGGTCGGCACGCAAGTCGCCAACGGTGCGCCCCGGCGTGCGGATGAACTCGGCCACCTTGCGGCGCAAGAGGTCGCGCGTCGTGTCCACGATGCCGCGCACCAACTCGCCGGCGTATTGCTCCGCCCAGGCCGCCGCCCGCTCCGCCACAAGGCCCCATTCGAAGGACACGCCCACCTCGGTCGCGTAGCCGAGCATCGCGTCGCGCGCCATCGCCTCCAGCTGCGGGCGAAGGTCGGCAATCATGCGCCCCGTCTGCGTGTCCCACCACTCGGGCGGGATGCGCGAGAAGTCTGGCGGTTCGCCCAAGAGGTCGAGCACTTCCTGTAGCTGGCCGTTGAGCCGCGCCTTGAGTAGCTTGAGCAGTCGCGCCTCGGCGGTGTCCTTGCCCGCCGCGAATGGATCCACCTCGCCCGATACCGTGCGGCGCGTCGCCTTCATGGGCAGCGCCGCGTGCTCGAAGGCGTGGCGCACGGCATCCTCATTGAGCGCCTTTTCTAGCAGCACCGTCACCGCGTCGCGCAACACCTCGGGCAGCACGTCCGTGTCGAAGGCCCTATCGCCGGGATGCCGTCCCGCACGCACCTCACCCAATGCCACGGCGCGCCAACGCTTGAGTTCGGTTTGCACGCCGAGTGCCGCCGCCTTGTCCTCGCCGCCGTCCGCCTCGGGCACGTCCTGGTCGGGCGCGTCGAGGGAGGCGTCGGGTTGCGGCGCGGCGTCGCCGTCGCCCACCGGCCCGCCTTGCGGCGCGAAGGGGCTCGGCGGCGGGGGCGGGAGTTCCAGCCCGGCGGCGTCGGCCACCCACTGCTTCACGGTCTGCCCGTCGAGCAGGGTCAGCAAGCGCACGGGAATCTTGTTGAACAGCGGCGAGGTCTCGTAGATGGCGTCGAGGCCCAGCACGGCGCGGTTCTCGTTGATGTTGCGCTCGGGCGCGTAGGCGGCGTACTCCGTCACGTCGAGCTGCCGGTCCTGCGGCACGAGGTCGGGCGCTTCGAGCGTCAGGTCGTCGCCGTAGTAGGGCATGAGCTTGGCGCTGAGTTCGTCGTAGAAGTAAGTCGCCAAGGGCTGCACGGCGTTGCGCGCCAAGCGAATCTCCCACGCAAGCTGCGAGTCGCCCGACATCCCCTCGTTGTAGGGCGGGATCCCGTAGATGCGGTCCACCTCATCGCGGCTCAGCTCGCGCCCGGCGATAATCTGCATCTGCTCGATGGTCTGCGACACGGTCTGCAGGGAAAAGTCGCCGCTGCGCGTGAACAGGATGCGCGAGCCCGCCTCAATCTGCCCCTTGATGGCGTCCACCATCTCGTCAAAGTCGGCGTTCGTCGTCTCGGGCGCAAAGCTAATCAGCGCCGTGGGCACGGCGTTGTCGTCGCGGTAAAAGTTCCGCAGCCACCGCACCTGCGAC